AACCAAGATCGCCGATGTGGTTTCCGTAACAGCGACAAAATCCAGTTCCGTCGTCGCGTACTCGTATCGTGAATCCCCGGTCGTCGTGTTTAAGTCAATCGCCGCCGGGGGAGAGGTAGGGTTCCTACCCAACTCGAACACGCGCATGGGCAATGCGTCAGTTATTTGACACCCAACAATGATTCGGTCTTTGACGTAGCCAAGGGCCTGGACAGTCCACGCACCTCCCGGTGCGTCGTACAGTTTCGATACCGAAAGGGACTCGGTAATTTCGTAAAGACCATCGTTCGCCGCTACGAGAGCGTGACAACCATCCGTCGTCAATGCTTGTGCGGTCGCCGTGAAAGCGGTTATCTCAACGACACTAGATGAGGAAATCTGATACAGGTAAACGTTGCCGCCGTTGACAAACCAAGTACCCATCGTGCAGGTGTGAGCGTAAGAGCCTCCGTGGGTTGCCACCTGATCGGTGTCATTCAGTAGGCTCAACTGGCCTTGAGTCCAAACGTCGATGTTTGCTGACTCACGAAAACGGAAGAGGTCACCCTCGTCTGCGTCATAAAAATCAGCACCGGCCCCTCGATGCCACGAGGTAGCCGACCGAAGCCACCAGTTAGAAAGCGAGTTCTCACCCGCTGAAGCCTCTTGATCGACGCGCTCCTTCTGGTACTGCGTCGTCACGCGACTAATAGGATTAGCGTCGTGTGCTGCACTCAACCACGCTTGATTACCTATCGCGTAATCAGCGGCAAACGAACTCCGGTCATAACGAGCCAGCCGATCAATGATGTCTCGACCGATGGCGAACGGAAGTTCATTGACAACTGCCTTGTTATCAGCCATTAGTTAGTACACTTCCACTTCCGACGAGCCTTATTCAAACGAGAGTTAGGATCTTTGGCTGCCCCTGGAAACTTCTTCATCTGACCTTTACTGCGAGCACAGTAAGAACGCTTGCGAGGGCCACCTCCCGGCTGCGGTGGCTTAATGTCCTGTCCCTTTGCACGCAAAGATGCGCGGCCCTTTTCGTTAAGACCACCTTCGGGGTTCTGCCCCTCGGCCCTCGTCCACGCAGCAGTCCGGTACTTCTTCTTCTTTGGGCGACGGTCAGGCAATCTAGCCATACAGCCTCTTCCGCCAAGCCTTCTTCAACTGACGATCCTTCGTCAGGATAGGAAGCGGCCACAGGCGCTCATCCTTCTGTGCCTTCTCCGTGAACGAGATGTGAATGTGCTGGTAGTGGCCCCAATTACCAGGCCGCCACTTCCACCACTTACTGCGGTAAGTGCCCGAGGCGAGCCGACCCTCGTACACGACGTACTTGACGCGCTTGCTACCCGGCAGGCCGGATGCTGCATACGCACGCAACTGGTCGGCGAGTTTCCTCGCCGCCCTACCGTTGCGCCACTTGCCCTTGCCCATGTTCTCGTCAATGTCGAGAGCGTGAACCCAACCATTCTTGTCAGGGTTGTGATCGGACTTGCGCTTAGAGTGCGCCCGATCCCCGATCCAACCATCAGACCGCTTATCCCGACCGGGCCAGCGACCATTGATCTGGTCACGAAGGACGACACCGCCCTTCACCAACTTAGCCATCCGACTGCCGCCCGAAGCGAGGGTTCTCACCGTTCAAGTAATCAACCAACACAACAATCGCCGGAGGAATCGCAACCACAAGAACCGGAGGCAAGCCGAACCCCGCGATGTTGTCCACCACCCACGTCAGGGCAGTCGCAGCGAAGATCTTCAACGCCACACCTACAGGGTGATCGTTCAGAAACGCCATGAAGTCTTTCCACGAGTTCATTCCTTATCCTCCAAATGCCACATGATGTGGCCGTCGATCTTCTTCTCGATACGGTCAACCGCATCCCTCATGGACTGGCCGCCGTTAGGTTTCATCTCTCGATACATCCGGTTGATGCGAGCGTCAATCACGAAAATGAGAGCCGACAGCATCAAGCCAACGATTGACAGGATCGCTAAGACTGCGCCGGGTGTGTCAAGAGTCATTCACTTTCCTTGGACATAGGTAAACCCCCGCACCTCACACATGCGGGGGGTTGATGGGTTTGTTAGTTATCCGATGCGGTAACGAATGATGACGATTCCGTCGGAGCCTCGTCCTCCGCGAAAGGTGACGTTCCCACTACCACCGCCACCGCCGCCGCAACCAATTCCAGTCGCGTTAGAAGGAATCCCGCTAGTCCCCGCCGCGTCGCCTCCACCTCCTGCGCCGCCGCTTCCGTGAGGGCCGTAAGCGGAGGTATTCTGCGATCCGCCCCCGCCACCGGCTGCGTACCCGTTCGATAATCCATCGAACTTAAAATTGGCAAGCCCGTCACCGCCGTCACCGCCACCAAGAGACTGATCCGTCGCGCTGTTAGACCCACCTGCCGAGACGTATCCTCCACCGCCGCCCGAGGCGTAGTGCAGAACCACGCAGCCACCAGAGCCGCCGTCGTTTCCTTGCGAAGCAGTCCCAGCACCACCGCTGCGAACCCCTACGCCGGTCGAGGTGGCGCTGTTGTGAGACGCTCCACCGCCTGAGCCACCGGGGTATCCCTCAATCGGGGTTGTGTAACCAACACCAGCCGATCCACCGCCAACAGCGGTGAGCGATCCAAACACAGAGTCGTCTCCGTCATCAAATGTACTTCGGTAGTAGTACGGCCCGTAACCGTCGTTGTTGTAACCACCTTTACCAACGGTGATGGAGTAAGTAGAGGCAGTCACTCCGTAGCCGTATTGAAGGATCAACCCACCGGCTCCACCCCCGCCCCCGCTGTATGCGTTACTACTGGCAAGGTGGCCTCGTCCACCACCGCCTCCTGCGCAAATAAGGGCATCTATGATTCCCGCTTGCGAGAACGTAATGTCGTAACTGGCTCCTGCGGCATACGGGAAACGATGCACGCGGTAGATGCCACCATTCACGGTTCCGGCTGTTCCATCTCCCGTGAACGTGAACGGAGTGTCACCACCACTCTGCGCATTGGAGTATGACCAGTTTTCAGGGGCCAGCCCAGAAGTAACTTGGGTAGCACCAAACGGGTTCTTTAGACGATCAATAGCCATGTTAGGAAATCTCCGATCCGAACAGAGCGAACGTGAGGTTCGCGTTACTCGCGCTCACGCGCACATACTTATTTGTTGCATCCAAGGTCAGACCAAGAGTGAGGCCGACAGTCTCAAACCCCGTCAGCACATCGTTACGAACGATGTACTTGCTGGTCGCTGGCTCACCAGAGTTTGAGTCAGAGATAGCGACCGTGTAGTAGGCAGCCGTGTTGCTGCGGTTACAGATCGTGAGCGTGGACACGACGGCTGCCGTAGCAGACGGACAGGTGTAGAGCGTGGAGTGTTCAAACGCTGTCAGCGTTCCTGTCGCTGCTGTGCTTGCAACATCGGACGCAAAAGAAGCGTAGGAAAGAGTCGTGCTAGTAACAGCGGTGACGGTGAACACACCATCGAACGCTGCGTCAGCGGTATCCATAGCGACGCTCACCTGCTGGCCCACGCCAATAGAGTGCGCTGCGCTCAACGTCAACGTAGCGACGTTGCTTGTCAGTTCCTTGTTCGTGACTGAGAGCGACGACGCGCTTGACGCGGCCTGTCCCAGCACCTTGTAAGTGGTCGGCATTTTTTATGCTCCCATCATGAGAAGTGGACTGAACCCAGCCGAAGCCAGATCTTCTTGCGTAGCAGCATCATCAACAATGTCTGCCGTATCCCTGTTTTTCGTCTCAGGCATTTCCTAGTTCCTTCTTCTCGCTTGATGTGATACCCGTCTTTTCAATGAACTCAGGCAAGAAGCCAGCCTGATGAATGGCGTTCAGTTGCGCCCAATCAACCTTGCCCTGACCAATGGCCTGCAACTCCGCTTGACGACTGAGGCGTGCTTGCCAGTAGGCAGGCTGCGCCGCCTCCAACTCGTCGTAAGTAAACTTGTGCGGGAACTGGTCGTACATATCAATCAAGTGGTTGAGTTCGCGCAGAGTGCCACGCTCCTGCAACTTGCCCTCTTCCAAGTCCAGTTCCTTGATCTGCGCCTCAAGGTGATCGACCTCATCGTCGGATTCCTTGAGCCGAGCCACCTCAATCTCAATCTGTTGGCGGCGTAACGTGGCACGCTTCCACGAGAAGATCGTTGCACGCAGTTCCATGCACACTTGCTGAAAGGCCATTTCGATTGTGTCGTGCTGACCAAGCACGAAGCGTTCCAGTTGGAAGCGGCTCCGTGGCTGGATAATTTCCTCAATGGATTCCAGAATGTCTGGACGGTCGTCGATCATACGTCCCAAAACCCCGCTCCGTTTCGATGAGAGTCACTCATGCCACCGTCTGCGGCGTTCGCACCGCCGTACTCACCCGAGGGAGAGAGGTAAGCGTTCACATAAGTAGAGATGTAATTGGTGGTCGTAGCGAACTCAAATGTTTGGACATAGTTGCGCTCGTCACCGTTCCAACCACCGGCCCACAGGCCGTGCGTGTCAAACGACAACGGGACAGGACTTTGTACGGGTGCGGCTATGTAGCAAACCGTGGAACCCGACGTACTGGGGTAAGGATGCCGAGTGATGCTTTGGCTGGTAAAAGTGTTATCACCAGCCGTGAAAGCGGCTACCGCCTCCTCAACAACGGTTCCCGCTTCACGGCGAGCCGAACCCTGATTGGCGAGATGCGACCAAGTATCCGAACTCATATCAAGCATCATCCATTCATCTGCATTGTTCGCACCGTCGTAGCCGCCCCACGAGTATCCGGTGTTGTTTGCGCGATGATGGAAAAATTGCGTGACTGAACGGCTGTAATTGGCATTACTTATCGTGGAGAAAGTGTCCGTTGCGAAAGCAACCTTGTCGGCGGTTGATAACTGACCAGTCGTGCCCCCGTTACAAACGTAACCGTTCGCGCCACGCTCCCAAAAAACCGAGTGGGTATCTCGCCCCCTCCACGGGGTAGACACAGAAGAAAGATCACTCCATGTGCTCGTGGAGTAGTCGTACTTCTGCACATCGTCGCTGTAATTCACGCCGTTCATATCGCCGTTACACAGGTAGCCAGCGACACCCTGATTGCTACAACCACGCGACTGATAAGCAGTCACGGGAAGAGGTGTCCCAACAGACCAAGTGCGAGCGGTAGCGAGATACTTGTCGTTTGTGAGATTGTTGGCGCCGCCCCGATCTCTACCACCCATGACGTAACCAACTTGGTCATACCATGAGGGGACAGACCCAGCCGTCGAAGTCTCCGCACCGATCAGTCGAAGAGCGACCGACGTATCTGGCTCAAACGCTTCAATGGCGATGTTGTCAAAGTTCGCTGCACCGACAACGAAGTCCGTGCCGGTACCCTGATTAAGACTCGTAGAGCCGTCACTCAACACAACATTCACGCGAGGCGACGCGCTCACCTGCACGTTGCCGCTCGTCTGTCCCACCGTGAACGTGTGAGTGCCAACATCTGTCAGGATCTTGGACAGCAGGAATGACCCATCAGCGTTCTTCAACCGCTGGATGCTCACTAGGAAATCTCCAATCCGCTGATGTGGAAGTTCACGGTCGTAGCCGAAGCCAAGCCCGTGATCGTGTTGGTCGCGTCAAGCACCTGCTTGACCTCCCAAGTGATCGAATCATTCGCAGCCACGGTCACATCGTTCGCAATCGCAACGCTGTTCAACTCAAGGTCAAACGTCGCGTCAGCGGCAGCGGTGTTCGCCACCGTGATCGACGTAACCAGCGTCTTAGTTGCAGCGGGAACCGTGTACAACGTGGTACTACCAGTCGAAGCAGCCCCACGGAACAATGCCGTAAATGTGTTTGCCATTACCTATCTCCTCAGAGTCCCAACAGGGCTAATGCTTCAACAGAAGTCAATTCAGTTTTAGTTGCATACGTTGTTGACGCGCTCGTCTGCGTCAAGAACAACGCATCCGCTTGCGATTGCGTGTAAGTGTTCGCCACTTGAAAACTAGAAAAAGCGCAAACAATCAGGTAATCATTCAAGGCCGCGCCAGAAGCCAAGGTGATAGTTCCTGAATCCGTAGTCGTGTAGTCATCACCGGGAGCCAGCAAGACACCATTCAGGAATACCTGCTGTAAGCCGACGCTGTACGCAAGAGTGACTCCGTTATTGTCAGCACCCGTGAAAACCGTTTGAGCGGCAGAGGCCGTGTACTCAAACGTAACCAAACTGACAACACTCGCAGCCGACGCTGCCAACCAGCCAGCACCGTCATACACGCGCATCTCTTGAGCGGTCGTGTCGTAGTATAAGGCTCCCGTCACCAGCGCGTCACCGTCATTGTCAACCGACGGAGCCGACGCTTTCTGGCCCAAGTACCTGTCATCAAAGGAGTCCAACGATGAGGCGGCAGCCGCAGCAGAGTTCGCAGCACTTACCGAACTGGCAGCAGCGTTCGTCTCGCTAGTCGCAGCGTTCGTGGCAGACGTAGCGGCATTAGTCTCAGACGTTGCGCTCGCCGTCTCGCTCGCCAATGCCGCAGCCGCAGACGCAGCCGATGAAACCACGTTCGCGTTCGTCGTGACAACATCAGCCGCCGTCGAAGCGGCATCAGCATTTGTTGAGACGACATCAGCAGCCGTAGCCGTTTCAGAAGCGGAGGCGTTGCCTTCACTCACGAGAGCAGCGGCGGCAGATGCCGCAGCCGCAGTCGCACTCGTAGCAGCGTTAGTGGCCTGCGTAGTCGCCTGAGCCAACTGGCTAGACATGCCCGTCTCAGCCCAGTTCTTCGTCACCGCATCCTGCGCCAACGTCGGGTCAGCAAGATCCGTGATCTTGTTCGACCCAGCAGCCAAGTCACCACCAAGAGTGGTGGAAGTTAGAGTCTTGTTAGTCAGCGTTTGGGTAGTGTTTGTGCCAACAACGCTCGACGACGCTCCGATGTCGTGAACATTAGATCCGGCAGCCTGATGGCTGCGCTGGTCTGTGAAGTCGAGCGCAGATACACCGTGCTCAACAGAAGTGCCAGCCGTATGGCTTCGTGCAGACGTTCCATCGACACCTCGCGTGACCGTAAACTGAGAGCCAACTAACGCAGTCACCGTCAGGATCTCTTCGTTCGCCGAGTCCTTCGCCAAGATCAAGGTGAACGGATAACTGGACGGGAAACCGCTCGATGAAGCAACCTGAATAGCAACGTCGGTTGAGGAGATAGACAGCGAAAGTGTCGTGGTTACTGCTGTGGAAGAGTAATACCGAGCGGGAGTTCCCATACTTTCTTACCTCGCGTACTGAATGATTGATAGATAATTTTTCTGTTGCTTCGCCTTCTCTTCAGCCAGACGAACACCGAACAACTGGTACAAGTAGCGAGCAACGGAGGAGGACTGCCCCACCTCGAAGGGAGCATCCATAACGTCTGCCGAAGGCGACACCGCCGTCACCTTGCCGGGGTCAATCGTGCTCACCAAACGCCACATAGCACCAAGACGGATAACGTCTTCCGCTGATTGCGGAAGACCGCTTGTGGACGCAAAGTTGTCCGAGTCGTTCACCAGGGGAGACGGGTACTTCGTGTATTGCACACGAACATCTCGACCAGCCATAGGAGCCTCAAGCAAGACAATGGCTGACCTGACGGTGTTGGGGTCACCGTCAACCCTGAAGTTCCTGTCCACTCGATACCGCTTTAGAAGGTGCCAAACATCCGTCGGCCCAACCGCGTCGAATGAGACCCCAGTAATTTCCTCAAAGTCCGTCGGCAGGGGATAGGCGTAAGTAATGCCGTCGAAGGTGAAGGTGTGACTGCCGATTGCAACGAGGTCAATGCCCTGGATCGTGTCGTTGAGTGCCCGTTTTACCTGACTTCGGGGGAATGTCGGATTATTCCGAATAATGGCATTTACAGAGTGAGCAGCAGCGGTGCTTCCACGGAAGCCCCGACCACCGGGCATGATCTCGACCGTGCCAGCGGTCTTGTTGACGGACTTGACGTAAATAAGTTCGTTGTCAATCTCTACGATGCCTCGACTAAGAGCGGTCGCGTCATCAACCGTGAAGGTCAAGTCAGTATCCGAAACCGACTGCAACAGAACCGTGAGGGATTCCTGGTTGCGAACATACGAAGAGATCTCTGCAAGAGTTTCTTCTGTAATTTCAAGGAAAGTGCTCATGCCTTGACCGCCCGACCGACTTCCTCAGAGGCGCGAACAGCAAGGGTAATATCTTTCATCTTCGTAGACCTCGGCTGAATGCCCTGCTTACGGGCAGACCTGTAAGCATCCAACTCCCGGTCATTCGCCCGGTTCTTGTTCTGAGCGTCCATCGAGACCCATTGCAAAGTAGATGCCTTACAGCCGAAGCAACCCTCGACAAACTCGGGGTGTGTGATGTGCTTATGTAGTGACATAACTTCCGTAACCGCCTGCCGTCAGTTCGTCGGCTTCTGCTTGAGTGATTTCGTGGATCATGCCTCCCTGATAAGA